GTTCCGCTGCCTCCGCGCTGTCCACCTGCACCACCTGCCCGTCACCCAGCGTCACCCGCCATGCCCCGCCGTCGTAGCGGATAGAGACGCCGATGGCCTCAGCTTCGCGTTGCTGGCGGGCTTGTTCGACACGGCGGAGCGGACCGGCTGTGTCGAAGCGCTCGCGGAACTCGGCAGCTAACGTGGCGTCCCGGTTAGGCCACGCCTTTTGTAGCGCTGCCTCAGCCGCCTCTGCATTGCCATTCCTAGCGTGCGTGAGAATTTCGGTTCTTTGTTGCTCACCAATTCCCAGCGATCCCAGCGCCACATTATCATTGAAAATTCGCAACGCAGACTCGCGATTGCGCGCTGTGTTGAACCCAACGCCCAGCAGCGTTAACGGCAGCACACCTATAGCCACATCCAACCGGCTGCCCCAGAACTCTTTCATTTCGCGCTCCCAATCCACTGCGGGCACATCCGCGCTCAGGGCAGACGCAAGATGCTGGACCGTGGGTTGCGTGAGGTCCTGTAATCCTTCCTGGATGTTCTCAAAAGCATAAGCAGCCGCCGCTTGAGTGGCAGTCGCCACCAGCACTTCGCGTGTGGCGCTGCCTGTGATGATGCGCCCCACATTGGGGGCTAGCTTGCCAAGCCCAAACAACTCCAACTTATCAAGCCCCGCCTGAATGGCCCCCGACCATGCCGCTGAGGCAGCTGCTGCATCCCGGTCCATCGTTGGATTTTCCAGCAACATCTTTTCATAGTCCATCCGCGCATATCCGGCACCAGCCACAAGCACCCCTTGCGGCCCCATCGCTAACGGGGCAAGCAGCGCCACCGATGAGCCTGTGCCAGCAGCCGCAATGCCCCAGAAAGTTTCATCCAGCGGGTCCGTCTCTCGTGCCATCTGTCCCCACTGCCGCACCACATGATCACGCTGGCGCTCTCGCGCCAGGGCTTTGCGCATGAAAGCCTGTTCATCTTTGCTCATGTCGCGCAATTTCAGCTCTGGATTGTGCCGCGCCTGGATGCCGCCATGTCTGCGGTCTTGCATGTCAGCATTGATGGCCTGCAACGCTTCATCAGTGGACGTGATAGGTTCTTTGCGTGAAGTTTTGCCACTTGTTAGCTGTCGCTCCAGCCCGCTGGGGATGCGTTCGCCGCCGCCGAACATGTCGCTAACCAGGCGTGCAGCCGATGCGTTGAACGTGCCCACCACACTACGCGCCCCGTGTCGTTTGCCCATCGTTTCCGCTTGTTGCCACAGCGCACGCATAACTTGCTTGCGCTGTGTCTCCGGCATGTCCGCCAGAGTATCTATCATCGTTGCCACCTTTCCTCGTTCAGCCTCCCCGCCCGTGCCTTCTTCCAGCAAGCGGGCAGCAGTCAAGCTCTCTGACATGAGCCTTCGCCACGGTTTGAGCATGTTCGCAATGCCTTCGTGAGTCTTCATGAAGGCACGGGTTGCCTCAGCGCCAGCCTTCGGATTAGCCGTCTGAAATTCACGCAACGCGGTAAAACTTGAATCACCCCTGATAGCCGCGGAGGCAGCCTCACGCATTGCCATGTTGTTCATGTCTCGCTCATCGCGTTCCTTGGCAATTTCCACCTTGGCCCGTTCAAGGAAGCGTAGCGGCTCCAAGGGTGCGCCTTCATTCCAGTATTTTGCCCCGTAATCAGCGGCGAACACCTCCACTTTTTCCCTCACCACATCGACCGGCTGATTGTAGCGATCCGCCAAGAAGCGTGCTTGCAGCTCGCTTGCTCGCAACTGGTCAGACAGCCCAGGTTCCACGCGGTCAGCTTCCGCATAAATGGCGTTCTCTTTGTCAAGCCGCTTCGGGTCTTCAAAGTCTGCCCATAAGGATTCACGCGCCTTGCTTTTGGCTGCATTCGTCTCGGCGAAGGGGTCAGTTCCGGCGGCGTCATGTGCGGCCTTGTAGTCACCGAGCAAGCGCTTTGCTTTGGCCTGCTCGTCCGGGCTTAGCGTGTCGAAGCGCTGCATAAGCAGCAAGGCGTCAGATTCGGTAATGGTCATTTCAGAAGCTCTTCAAGGCGTTGGTCTGGATTTGTGATAGGTGGCAGCAATGGGTTGTTTTCGTCCATGCTCGTGATTGGGGCCGCGCCCCCCGCTTTGGTGTATAGCTTCAACATGAGCGCCTTGGCTTCCGTTGCGGTCGTCACCTCGCCGCGCTTGATGGCTTGATCAACTTCCGCTTGAATGGCTTTCACCTTTTCGCCAAGCGCGGCTTTCTTCACCGGGTCCTCATCATAAACCGGATAGTGAACGACCTCTTCTTTCTTCCTGCCATTGGGGCGAATGCTCTTCAGGGTCTTCTCTTCATACACCGGCCCGCCGGTAGACGCAGCAATGCGCGGCGTCTTCCACTGGCCAAGCCCGCCCTTCTCAAACACAAGCTCATCCAGCAATGCGCGTGCTGCATCGGTGGGAACATCAGCAGCATTTGGAGTTACTCTGGCGTCTAGTTTCTCCCTCAATGTCTGCTCAAATCCAGTGTCGAAACGCTTGGAGATGAATGTGCGAAGCTCCGCCAGCTTGGCCCCGCTTTCGTCTTCGCTGGCCTTGTAGCGTGCGATTGCTCCCAATGCCTGCTCATAATCGCCGACGTTGTTCAGCACCGGCTTTTCAAGCTGTGCCTTCCACTCGGCCCTATCGCCGTCGCTCAGGTATTCAAATGCAGCGAGTTCATCGGCGCTCTTGAGTTGGCCGGTTTTGAACAGCTCGCCGACATACTCGTTGTCTTCTTGGCGCTTGCGATTCAGCGCGGACTCTTCAGCGCGTCGCAGGCGCAGAAGTTCCGCCGAGTTGAAGGGGCGAGTTTTGTTGTGGGCTTCAATGAGTCCAGCCAATTCCTTGGGCTTCTCTTCAATGTCAAGCAGCAAGTTGTTAAATCGCTCCTCGTCAGCCTTGGCTTCAACCGTTTTGCCTCCTCGGAATTTCAATAAGCCGCCGTCCGCTTCCTGCATATATCCACCGGAAACAGCCGCGTCTATGGAAGCGTCTCCACCTGCCTTGTCGCCCGCGTCATAGGCTTGAATTGCCTTGAGCTGATAGTCTGCTTTGACCGCGCCGAAATCAGCAATTGCCCCTTGTGTGTCCGCATGAATCGCCGTCGTCTTCTGCCACGTCTCAAGCCTCAGGCCAAGCCGCTCCTTGTCAGCCTCAGTCAAGCGAGGGTCAGCAAGTCGCCGATTCAGCACCTCGTTCGTGAGGCGATCCGCTTCGGGTCTCCATAAAGCTGTGTTGTTGCGGTTCAGCTTCATGAACTTGGCGAGGCTGGCGTTTGCTACTTCAATTTCTGCTTCCGTTTCCAGAACAGCCTTGTCAGATCGTGCCTTGATGCGAGCAGCAGCCAGCCCGCCTACAACGCTACCGGCCCTTGCCACAGCCTCGCCAATCGCACCCATCGCGCCCGCTGAACGCTCAAAGCTGGACGGGTCAACCGTGTCGGCCTTCACTGCTTGTCCAAGTTGCCGCATTCCGCTAACGACGTTATCAGCCGACACCCTGGGGCGACGCAAGTTGTCGAGTGCTGGCTTGTAGGCAGCGTTGCCACGCAACGGGGCGTTTACATCGGTTTGGAAAGGGACAAGGGGCATGGTTATTTGATGGATGCGTATTGTGAAGCTCCGCTTGAGACGCCGCTGATAATGGTTCCAACTGCCCCAATGTTCGCGGCATAGCGGTTATTCTGACCTGTCAGCCGGGTAATCTCGGCCTCACGCAGCCCCCTGCGGTAATCGGCGAGGCCCGCTGCTGCTTGCATACCGGCTCCCACAAGCGCGCTGTTACGATCCAACGAGGCACCGGCAAGGGCTAAATGCCCCCCCAGGCGCTCAAGGTCAGCTTCGCGGAACATTGACCGGCGATTCATTTCGTCCTGATAAAGCGAGTCCTCGCGCTCAAGCTGAATCTTGCTTGCTGTCTCTGCCAATAGGTCGAGAGGCGTCCCGCTGCTTTCCACGAACCCGCTTGCTGCGATGTTGGCGCGCTGTGTGCCCATGAACCGCTGATATTCTTCCGTCTTCCTTCGAGCCGTCTCGCGAGCCGCCGCCGACGTTCCCGCCACCTGATTTTCAATGGTCTTCGCGTTGGCAAACTTGGCCTGTGCTTCTTGGCTGCGAAGTGCGAATTCAGCCTCAGCGGCTTTTTTGCGCGCATTGCTTTCCGCCAGCATTTGCATAAGCTGCATTTTGGCGTTCAGCTCTTGCTGATGGGCGTTGTAACGGCCCATAACATCACTTGCCCTGCCCTGCTGGTAGAGCGAGTAAGCGCTGATGCCAGCGCCTACGACGGTTGCGACTGCGGATACTACAGACATTGCTTGGTCATGAAGTGAAGGTTGTTGTCTTGCTCCTGGAAACCCAGCGTTTTAGCTACCCTTGCGATACCTGAAGGCACGAACATTTGTAGCACACCGCAATTGTTTTGCGCAGCAATATCGCTGGCTACATCTACCAAGGCGGCGCTTGCCCGGCGCGCATTGCGCAGGCTCAACCCCGGCACGCTGAATGAATGATCCAGCATGGCCACGCCCACCCCCACAAGAAAGTGTAGAGCCGCGACCATAACCGGATTACCGTCAACGCATACTGCAAAGAAGCGATTTGCAGGCAGCAAGCGAGGATCAAACTTTCCGCAGCCATGTGCCCGCGCCCACGCGGATACCATGGGATGCTCAGAAGGTTCAAGTTCTCTTACGCTTAGCAATTCATTGTCCATAAATATCAAAGCTTAGGGTTAAGGCTGTCAGAGTTAGAGGGAATGGTGAAGAAGAGCGTATGGCTACATTGACTGATGCTTCATACCTGGACTCCAGTTTAACCTTTCTTTCCGTGGTCAGAAGAACAGGAGGCCCATCGTTGTTCTGCAATGACGCAAGGCCAAGCGTTGACCACATTAGCCTTTCATCGTCACAGTTTGCCGAGAGTTCACCGCCAAGTGACTGGTAAACACGGGCGACGACATCGACCAGCTTGAACTTACGCCCCTGGCTAGTCCCATCCTGCTGAGGCACTTCTTGCCTCATGGGTTGCAAAATCGACTCGTAAGGCAAGCCGACAACGGCTATTTGATTGGCTGGCACGGCGACTTGCACGGCCCCGCCAGTGACGACAGCGGAAGGGAAAACAGCGCCGTTGATCATCACCGAAACCGTTTTGCCTTCCAAGTGTCCTAAGCCGGTAATTGACGTGCGGGCACTCACAGACTGCGACTTCACCGCGCCATCGAGGTAGATCAATCCCGCGTGTGAATCGTAATCTTCGACAATGATTATTCGCTCAACCGTGCGCACGGTTTGACCGTTGATCGTCCGGCGAATGCCCAGCCAAAGCTCATCGGAGGGCGTCCCATGAAGCAGCGCTATCGTTTCAATGTGTCCGTCCGTGTCGTGCTGATGCCAGCCAAAAACATTCTGATCCTTTTCAAACGTCATGCCGACCAGCTTCCCGGCATTTGTCACACACCAAATAATTGCCTGTGGTGCCTGCTGGAACGCAAGTTGCTTGATTCCGCTCTTGGTGATGTGCGAAGCTAAAACAGTAATGTCAGACGCAACAAACCCTTCCTGCCCCTGCGCATAGGCCATCTGCCGGATTCGACGGCCATCCCGTTGGACAAATAGCGTCACGTCATTGGCGCGCTTCGCTGGCAGTTGCGCGGATGAATAAGACGACTGCACTTCGCCACGGGCAGAAAAAGCCGTCAACGGCCCGTCCGCTTGCGGTTTGACTGCCCACTCGTCCCCGCCTGTGCCAACCAGCAGCGCGCCCGGAGCGGAAGACAACCAGCGAATTGAGTTGGACGCTTCGGCAGCAAGAGTGAGGGTGATGGAGCTGTCATCATTGGTTCCACGGCGGAAGTTCTCGAAATCCCCCACCACGGAAGCCCACAGCGTTTGAGGCTGATGCTTCGATCCTCCAAACCAAATCCGCTGTTCATGCAATCCTAAGGCTGCAGGGTAGCCGCGAACGTCAGACCATGCGCCCTCAGCCCAAAGCGGCGTTGCGTCTTGGCTGGCCAGAGCGCGGATGATGTTCACCCGTGCCACGGTGTCCGAGTATTCCCAATCCACGCCTTCAACGCCGTCTTCCCATGCGTAACCCGTTTCACCCGGCGCTGGCGTTGAAAGCCTAACCTTTGTGCTAACAACCTTCACAAGGCCATAGGTCCGCGCATCACTGGCTTCAATCAGAAAACGCGGCACGGCGGCATCACTTGCGGCATAGCCAATGGCCCCGTCTTCGAGCCTCAGTCGAAAGTCTGAATCAGTGTCGGATTCGGCGTGAACCTGAACATTGCGATCTTTGTTGCTTGTCCAAACGCGCAATATTTCCCAAACGTTAGCATTGTTCTTGCGTTCCAGGAACAGCTTACCCTTCCACGTGCCATAAGTGTAAATGTCGTAGCCGCCTACAATGCGCAGTTCTGAGCTTGTCAGCGTTACCAAGTCGCCAACGGTGCCGACAATTTCGGTGTATGACAAATCCCGCCTGTGTGCCACTTGCCAGAATGCGCCGACATGCTCAGGCTTGAAGATGGCAGAGCTTGCGGTCATCGTTCGATTGTCGCCTGAAGTGTTGTTGACGCTTACCGTGATGGCTTCGCTAGGCGGATAGACAAGCGACTCAAACACGGCATTTGCAAGCGTGGCCAGACCTGTAATGCCCGGCTCATACAGCACGCGCATTAGAGTAGGTGCCTTGAGCGCTCCGGTTGTTGTGCCGTCAAATGCAAACGTTGCGTTGGCCGCAAGTGTCCATGATCCTCGCACATTGGCCCACGCTGTCCCATTCCACTTCTGAAGAGTTGCTTTAGCCCCAGCAGGCACGGCGACGTTGCCAATTGTAACACGGGCTTGCCATTGCCCGGCTGGCACGGTCACACCGCCTTTGCCTTGATCGTTGTCGCCCGATTTGTTGGCTTCGAGCTTGGCCACATGCGAGACAGCACCGCTTAACGTGACATTGCCTAGCATGGCGGAGGTAGTAGTCGTTACATAGCGCACGCGCATACGCCAGGACGTTTGAACCGTTGGCGTTGTGAGCAACGCGCCTTGCGCTACCCAAGCGCCATTTTCCTGCTTCATTTCCAGCACCGGCTTGCCAAGCGCGGTATCTCGGATGCGCAGCGTTTGCGGCGACATACCATAAACCAGCGACGTGGCGAAGAAGGGTTGCCAGACGCCGTTATTGAGCAGCTCGTATGCCATCGAGCGACCGGCAGGCGTAGGATTCGGCAAGTTGTAAGTCGAAACGATGTCAGCAGTGACAGGCGTCGTGATGATGGGCGACATGGGCACATTGACCACGCTGCCTGTGTGTGGCGTCACATGGCAAACATGATCATCGCGAATTGAGGTCGTGACAGCGCCAACCACAAACCTGAAGGTCAGACTTGCGGGCTGTCCGCTAAACCCGTTCTGGAAGAAATTGACGATGGATGTTTCAGCGCCCCAAGTCCCCGACGATGAAGCTTTGGTTGATCGTAGCAAATTGCGGCCATTGGCGCGAAACTTCCAATCCGTTGGGACCGGTGGAGTTGTGGTTGTCGATAGCGTAATGTTGGGCGTCGCGAACTTCACCCATGTTCCATCATGCTTCCGTATTTCCATGGTCAGCGTCTTCGTTGCCGTATCAGCGCCGTTTGGCCAGCTCCATGTCAGATCAAACCAGCGATTGCCCACGGCTGGAGCGGCAACGGTAAAAGTTGGGATGCTTGCTGATGTGCTGGCAGCAGTCACCGTGAACTCTGGGGCCATCTCCAAAGGTTGCGTGTGCAGCGTTGTCACATCTGGCGTTGCTACCGTCTCCTTTGGCACATACTCGTCAAGCAAGGGGGGGTAACGCAACGGCAGCTCTTCGGACTTCCATTTTGTATCTGACAATCTAGAAAGCTTCAGCGGATGATGATTCGGGTGGCAGAAGTAACAAACATCGTTGACTTGTTTAACCTGGACTTGGAAGAACTCGCTTGGATCATATGGATGCGGAGCGGTCACGGGGACAAGCGCGCCGTTAGACCAGAACCTAAATAGACCGTTGCTCATTTCGATCAAAAAGCGAGTCGTGGCAGAGTAATTGAACTCGACGAAGCGGCTTGCCGTTGTCGAGTCGCCCTGCATTCCAATGAACTCCATGCCCGGCCTTCGAGACGCTGGCCCTTGTGGTTGTATCACGAAATTACGAAGCTTGCGGCATCCCGTCTCATACTTTTCCACGTTCGTGCGCGCATCCATTAGCGGGTGCAATTCGCCTGCGTTGAACGAAACTTTCAAAACATGAACGCTCACAGCCCCACCCCCCTTGCGTAGATTGTGCGGCTTGAATTCAGCAGCATCTCCATGCTGTTCGCGTTTTCACGTTTGCTCTCATTGGCGTCGATCCGACGAGCCAGCGGAGCAGCAAGCCGGTTAATCTCTTCTCGCAGCTCATTGGCCTTGCTTGTGCTACCCCCCTGAATCGTGGGCGCTAGCTTCGCAGCCAGCGCCAAAACGAGCCATTCAATGGCGAGCGAATCCCAATACATCAGGTTTGTTTCCCGTTTGATGTAGATGGCTTTGACGCTGGTTTCGTCAGTCAGCAGCGCACGGCCTTCGATCTCCCATTCCGCGCCGGGTTCACCGGCTCCGCTCACACCGTTCACTTCAAGCACCCGCAGACAATCGGTCGGCAGCGCGTAAGCATATTTGAAGCCAAAGGCCGGAGCCTCCGCGAGACGAGATAGGGCAACTCTCGCGCTTGCAAAATTCCACCGATGAGAGCGAAGCACCTCTTCAGCGGCAAGCGGAAACTGACGGGCGCACTGTACCGCCACAAACTGGTCTTCAGTCAAATCATAGACGCGCGCCTCACCCAAACGAGCAAGGGCCAAGTTGCAGAGTTGAAGGTCTGTCATAACAAGAAAGGCGGCGCTCCCGATAAAGAGAGACGCCGCCCGAATGATGGTTGAAGCGGACTAGTAGCGGGCTGGCGTGTAGGCGAGGTTGAACACCAGCTTCGCGCCTGCGGTCAGCGTGTTGGCGCTGGCAACGACTGCCTGGATGTCACGCGAAGCGATTGGCGTCTTGGTGAGGCCAAACGCCGGAACGGTGCCAGAGCAGAAGTTTACCAGACCTCCAGCGGAAAGAACGATTCCATCTGCCAGGCCGTCCGTGTCTTCTGCCGTCCCAATATCCAGAGTCAGCGTAGTGCCTGGGTCTTCGCACAGCACCGAGCAGAGCGCCGGGATGATCGTGGTTCCAATGGGCAGCCTGGCAAGCTTGATGATGTCATTCGCTGCTTCGGTTCCAACAAGCGGATATACAATCTGGCGAAACTCCAGACTGCCGGATGGACTGACAAGCTTGGAGCTGTCAAGCTCCGCAGCTTCTTGTGCTGTGTAATGGGTTGACTTGGTAGTAGGCATAGTAATTCAGAGTTTGGGTTTAATCGCCGGTCACAGATTCGTCGCACTCGAAAGAAACAACGCTCTCGTCGTGAACGCGCACTGCGCCGAGGTCCCATTCAGAATAAATCTGAATGGCGTTGGACAGGTCTTTGCGCTCCGCGATGTCAGTCTCTTTCGCGCCCATGAAACCGCGAATGGAGCCCTTGGCGAAGGCAACACACGTGCGAATGTTGCCGGTCTTCGGAAGTCGCTTGATCTTCACAAACTTGAAGCCCATGAAGGTATCAATGGTTCCGTTCACCAGAGCCTTCACGGCGGCGTAATCGGCACTTGTGACTTTGGTAGTGCTCAGAAGGCTCGAAAGCTGCTTAGCAGTCACCAGCATGACGCGGGGCGCTTCGTCTTCCAAGTCAGCGTCGTCAAAAATTTCGTTGATCTGAATGAGCTTGGCGACGTTGAGATTCTTGGACCCATGCGCCACCTTTTGCGCTTCCGGCAGAGCAGACGAGCCAGAACCATCCTTGCCGGTAGGCACAGCGGCAAGGGCAGCTTTCCACATCACATCATCACAATTGCGATGATATTCGTTGGCGTGCTGCTTCACGTAGTCGCTTGTCGGGAGGACAAGTTGACCGAGCTTTTTGGAATCCTTCTTGTCGAGGATATTGCCCATGTTGAATTCTTGACGAACAGCCCAGCGGCTATCGAAAGACGCTTCTTGAATCGGCGTAGGCGCGTTGCGTTCGGTCTTTGCCTGGCTCGACATGGAGCCGATACGGTCATAGCGTTTGCGCTCGCCGTCAAAGTTGTCCCACTCGATAAAAGCGCCAAGGCGTTGCTTGGTCTGCTGGATGCGATGAATCCAGTTGGTTGAAAACTGCGTAGTATAGTGACTTTCAATGGGCATAGCGGTAGAGTGATGGAAGTTTGTGTATCCGGCCTCGCTAGTGGCCTTCTACTGACTTCGCCTCTGCCGGTAAGCCTTACGGGCCTGTCACAGTTCGCTGGCGATCAACTCCGGTAAGCCTTGCGGGCCGGGTCGACGTGGCAACTATGACGATATTAGTCGATATGTCAACCGCCAACTTGCATCGTCGCTTTTAGCCTTGCCCTTGCCTTGTCGCGTCCCGCGTCTCGCCCGATTTTCTCAGACGTGGGCACCACACCACGGGCGAGGCTTTCGGCTAAGTAGCGCACGGCATCAGCGTAATTGCTCGCCTCGTCGTGCAATGGCTCGTCATTGACGACTTTGCCGCTGGAATTGGTCCGCTTACGATAGACTTCCAGGGCAGCAACCAAGCTCATTCGCTCTTTGCCGGTGCCATCTTTCCAAGGCTGTGAGCAGCGTTCATGAAAGGCCATTCGCGGCAGCATGTCACGCAAAAGGCCAATGCCCCACCATACCGTGTGAGTCATTGGCAAGACTTCGGTGTTCTTAATGCCCAGCTTTGCCAGCGTTTCGACGTAGCTCGCAGCGTCATTCAGGCTCCGCCTGTTTGCATCGTGTGGCAAAAAATGCCTCATAATGACTTTGTATTCCTGTTCCCATCGCATTATCGCGCCTGCCCAATAGCTCGCAGGCTCGCCCTCTGCGGCGTGGTAGTCGAGAACATGGATATCAGTTCCAGCAGGTTGCGCCAGGAGCAAGATGCCGGTGTCTCTTATGCCCAAGTCTGACCATGTGAACAAAGGCAAATGATTCAGCAGGGCTGGACGGGCGCAAAGCCTTCCAGCCGTGCGTAGCATGTCCAGTTCCTCGCCGTAAATGCTGCCCTCCACAGGCGCATACCAACACTCGTCGAGCGTGCTGGGATACTCGCCGAAAATCTGGCGCTTGTATTTGCGACGTTGCGCCGCATACCAACGCCTTTGACCATCAGTGAACGTGAAGTCAAGCTTTGCCTCAGTCTTGGCCAGTAGCTCCGCGCTGGCGTCGTCAACGTAGCCGTGTTCGGTAGTGTAAGCCGAGCACGAATGCCAGCCAAAGAAAAGGATGCGCCAGCTATCCGGCCCCTTTTCCGCTTCATGCGTGTTCAAAGCTTCTTCAACCAGAGTCCACACGTCGCCAGACTTACCGCCTGCCCAAGTTGTTTCGACCACTGTGATGCCAAGCTCTGCGGCTGGCAGCGTCCCGGTTAGAATTTCATTCGAGCGGCTGGCGTCATTCGCCTGAATCCATCCCCATTCACTAATCCACGCGAATTGCAGCGTTCCGCCACGAAAGCCAGCACCCGCTTCAAAAACGCTCACATCGTCCTCGCCAACCTTCCAAGCCATGCCCCCAGGTGCATACCCCTTCGGCGTGGTGTATGCGGCTCGATACTCTTCCGGTAGCCCATTCCAGACCTGTTCAATTTTCTCGTCGAGCTTTGTGGCAGCGTCCGCTGCCGTCTTGTCCACCAGCGCGGCCTTAAACCCGGCAATGTGGAGGCACATGTCCAGGCATATCAGGGCTAGAACCGTGCTCATACCGAGCTGTCTCGCTTTGGGTATTATGAGCTTGCGCCAGCCTCTCAAGTGGATGCAAATGATCACTTCGACCTGCTCTTCAGTCGGACGAAAAGGCACCATTTTTGCGCCGTGCTTGCACGTGTAGAGCCACGCCAGACGCCAAAGCGGGTCCGCTAGTGCCTCAGCGTCAGGTCTGTCCTTGGCGGACCTACGATCCCATTCAGCCCTCTCCGCTGCCGTGATCATGCCCGGCCTCGCACTTTGGCGAGAAGAGCGGCCAAGTTGTCAGAGACGCTATGCTCTTGCTTCTCGGCAGCGTTCCAGCCCTGCATTTTCGCAGCTTGAGCAATGGCAGCAACGCGACTGCTAGACGTGTCGCCAGATGTGGCCAAATGGTGCAGCAGTCGCAAAGCATCTTCTCGCAAGAACTCGCCAGCTTGTTCGCTCTTTGCCCTCTTTGCGGATAAATAGCTTGAAACAGCAGGGGTTCGCACTAGCTCAGCAGCCTTCGACTCGGCTCGAACAGGCGAGTAACCAGCGCGCCGATAGGCCTCAGCCTGCGAAGCACCGGCAAGCAGTGCCTCGCAAAATAATAGCTGACGTTGGTTGAGTTTAGGCATGGTATCAGTCGTCACACTAATTTAGTGTGAGCGCAAATAATATCAAGCGCTCATGGCTGAATATGGACGAATCGGATTCGTCCATAGTTTATTGTGGCTAATCCTTGTTCGCATCAAAATTCAGCGTGTCGAAGTCGATTCCCTCAATTCCTACTGGTTCAGGTGGCGTGTCGCATCGCTCGCAGAGTTCAATGGTTTCGTGGCAGCCGTAGTTTTCCACGTCCCGCGTCATCAGGTCGTCAGTATGGCAGCGTTTTCCGCATCCGTGGCACGGGCGGAAGTTTCTCGTCGGGTCTGAGATCAGCCCGCTTTTTGCGTAGTGGTCGATAAGGTCATCAGACATAATGCGAACAATTTCGTGCAGCCAACCCCTACTGGGCCGCGTCTTTAGTTGGTGTGTTACCGCCAGCCGGTAGGGGCGGCTGACGAAGGGCGTTCGCGGAAGAAACTGTGCGCGGTTCGCAACGCCCATTCCTGACCACTACCCAATAGCAGTGGCAGTTCTTGGCGTGGTGTGCCGTCTTCCATCGGCCACTCTTGAGATTCCCGCCGCACGGGTCACGTTTGATTATCAGGTCGCACGGTGTCAGCCCGACAGCACGCACGGCAGCGTTGAAGTATTCCAGATTCCACTGGTAGCGGTGATTGTGGATGTAGTCCTTGATCTTGGCGAAGATCAGACCATCGGGGCGGAGCACTCGCTTCGCTTCGGCCAGGAACGGCAGATGCAGCGCGGCCACATTGTCGCCTCCGCAGGTTTGCTCCAGCCCGTAGTCGGTGACGTATTGCTTGAGGCTTGCCTGAGTTGCGGCGGCGGCTGGCAGGTGCGGCGGGTCGTAGCATAGCACGTCCACCGATCCGTCAGGGTCGGGTAGTTCATGCCACCCTGTCACCACGTCGGGCATCACTTCGGGGTTGATGTCGTAGCACGTCACCTCGCTGCCCCATCGCGTTCCCTTCCACATCTTCCGCCGATTGCAGCACACGTCTATGATCCGTTTTGCGGCGGGAGCGTAGAAGTCCAGCATGTCATCTAAGAGTTCTGAATCTCGGCCCATCCGCACAGACTCCAACCGCGAACAAGTCGCTGCATGGAACGCCGATGAGCGTCCATCTTGAATCGGAGTGAATAGGTCGGCGTCCATGAGCTTATGCGTTCGGCCAAGGCGCAAAGTCTTTGAACTTGGCGGGGTTGTCAGTGATGTCTGTCGCCACTTCAAGCGCACAAGCGAAGGCAGTCTTTGGCGATCCTCCTGCCATGAGGATGATGTTTGCTACCCAGGTTCCGGCCTTTGCGGCGTCCACTATCCCGGCTTCATTGACCCACGGATGGCGTCCAACGGGGCCGAACAAACCGGATGCAGATAACGCTCGCAGATCGTCTGTCGTGTTTTCCATATTTTAGTCCTCGCGTATCTGATCCGGGACGTTAGCCGCCTCGCGGTAGCCAGTCGCCGCATCGAGCGTATCGATCACGAGGCCAGCGAGTGTCTTGTCGCCATCACGGCGCTTTTTTGCGAAGCGAGTGTAATGGTTTTTGCGGTCCGCATCGACGCGAACATTTATGACGGCAGAGGCGGTAGCGCCCCGTTTTGGAGGCGCTCCGCGTGTTGGTTCTGAGTTCATTCCTACTTGGTAATTCCAAAACCGTCTCCAATGCGCATGTCGCCAGCCGAGCGAAACCAGATAAGCGTTTCTCCATTTGCTCCTGGGCAGTGGCACATGAACTCCTGAAGTTGAGTGAAGTCTAGCAACTCTGCCGCTGGCGCGGCGAGGCTTGAGTCGTCTGAATGTGCGCAATAAATAGACATTGGAATGCTGGCAAACCCACC